TTGGAGGTGCTACGGATCGAAACACTTGAACAGGCTACAGGAATTTACCTTTTGCTCTCTAATACTACTAACTATTAACTAATCAACTAATTTATATATATATATGCCAGTCCCCAGTGCCCGCTACCCGAAAAAAGCCTTTAAAATCAACAACTTAGCTCATCCATACATCATACGTACAATTCATCGAGCAAATTAGTTTAGATTTGTAAGTTTCGTGTAATCTAAAAAAGCGTTCACTTACGTCGCAACCCGCATGGTTAAAGGAAAGTTGTCAATCTACAACACTCTAAGTAATCCCACGGGATTAAATTCGTCATTCATACGACATGCGTACCGCGTACATCGTCGCATACTGGGCCGCGCGTGATAGTAGTTTGGTGTGGGGCTTGTTGTGATAGTAGATGATAGTTTTGGATAAAAAATTTTGACGAAAAAAAGCCCCCTTGCGGGGGCTTGGCCGGTTTACCGGTTGGGCTTAGGTGGCGGAGCCCTTGACTACTTTACCCTTGGCCGCTTTGTTGACGCTATAACCTAGGGTTATCATGTGCGCCACAATGCGCGGGTGAAATACCGCATCTTTGAAATAAACGTCCATATCATCTAACCATGCGGAAAATTTGTCGGTTTCCGTTTTGACCATATCAGGCGCGGGCGCGGCCGTTGGTGTTTTGGCCACTGTGGTTTTGCGGCCGCCTCCGGTTTTGCGGCCGATCCCGTGCACCTCGCGAACTTGCTTGGCCGCGTCTCGCATTGCATGCTTGGGCATGTTGACCGCCTCCGCCGCCGTTGACGGCGTGTCCACTTTTTTCCCGTCTTTGCCAATGGTGTTCACCATAACGGGGCACTGGGCGGCCGCGTGCAAAGTGAGCGCGTCAACGAATAGGGCTTTGACGTTATGACCGGCCGCGGTAAAGTCGGCCGCGTAAAGTGACACTACACCCGCGATCCGGTCACCCATGGGCTTGGCCGCGTCAAGTTGACCGGCCGCTTTTTGGGCGGCTTCTTTGCACTTGGTCAACATGCTTTGAGCGGCTTGTCCGGCTTCGTTGATCAACGTGCCAATGGCCGCGTCGCGTGTTGCCACTGTAACAGTGGCGGCTTTGATTGCTTTGCTCATGTGAGCTCCTTAGTAAACAAGTAACCTAGAAACCCCTAGGCGGGCATGCCTCACTTGGCATACGTCAAGTATACCACAACTTGCTCATAAGGCGCAACTAATCCCATGGGATTTGCGGTCGCGGGTGATAGTAGTTAGGGTTACATACGTCGTCCGTCGTGCGTCACTCATCGCATACTGAAATGTTAGTGGATACTAACTTAGCTATCTTGTCAAGTGGAAAATGTGATAGTAGTGATAGTTTTGGGACGAAAAAAAGCCCGCGAATGCGGGCCCGGCTTCAGAAGAAGAGAACGTCAAAATAATGTAGTGCTAGCGCGGTGAGCGCGAGGCCCACCGCGATTGCGCTCAGAATGTCAAGAGCAAACGATTTCATAAACCGCGGTCTCTTCGAGCTTAACGCCGGTCTGAACCTTTTTGCAAGATTCTGAACCGTCTGCAATATTTGCTTCAACTCGAATTGTCACGTCAACTGAACCGATTTTTGCCGTGTGGCGAAAAACGCGGGAGGCAACAAACTCTAGCGCATAATCGAATGTGCTATCGCACTCAAAACCGTATGTGCCGATTGCTTCGAGCAAAGCAGGAACCGATCCATCTTTCAGTGATGTTACTGTGTCTTCAATTGACACATTCAATTCATTGCGATAATTACCGTCCCATTTCAGGTAAGTTGTGGGACGTGCATAAAAATGCTTTGCAAATCCAATTTGCTGTGCGTTTTCAATTATCGCGTTGACCACTGCGTAAGCGGCAACGAACTCTTTCGATTGTGACTCGAGCTCTTTTAAATCATTGCGAGCTTGTGCGAGTGACTCGCGTTTGTCAGAGATAGCGCGTGCGAATAAAACGGGTTTTGCAATTCTAGCCATGATAATTTCCTTGAGTAAATAAGTTAATGTTTGTTTGGTCTCTTTCGCCCATGTGTTTATTATACGGGTTTTTGGGGTTTAATTCTGGTTTGACCCTTAATTATGGAGCCTGCGCGTGATAGTAGGCTACCCCCTAGGGGCCCCCCACACCCCCCACTCCCCGCCCTATATGTATATCCGTCACTCTCAGAACAAGGTCAATTTTTTGATGTCTAGTATGTACACAATAACCTTGTAGTTTAAATTTTACACCCCGGGGCTTCTCTTGACAATCCAAAAATTTTCTAGCTATTTTTTATAGACACTGGTTAAAAAACCATGGTACATTCCGCCCATGAACAATTCCATCAATGCCGATCAGGTGTTGCGCGAACTTGCACTTGCTGTTGCTAGAAATACCGTGGGGGCTGCACGCCCTATTGCGGAGATTCTTGCAGGTGAAGGCTTGACGCAATCAGAGTACGATGCTATCTCTGCGAACCCACAGTTCAAGAGGTATGTGGACAGCTATACCAAGGAAATGCAGGAGAGTGGCTTCTCATTTGCTGCTAAGTCCCGTATTCTTGCAGAGGATTTGCTGCCTACGGCGTACCATATGGTGCGAGACCCTGACACACCAGCGGCTGTAAGAGCAAAAATCATCGAAAACTTCGTTGAATGGGGTGATTTGAAGCCTAAAAACAGTGCAATTTCGACTGCTGGCCCGGGTTTTTCAATCACAATTAACATCCCAAGCACTGCAAATTCAGCTAAACAGACCCTTGTTTTAGAGGCTGAAACCCCTGAAATTGACGTAAAAACGTTAAAAATTGCCGAATACGCCCCGATTTTGCTGGTCGAAGACGAAAACTACGAGTACGCAGGGGATGACTACTTATGAGTGTTAACTACACCCCAGTACAGTCTGTAACCCCATATCTTCTCTCTGATAAGTTTCAGTCATTCATCGTAGGGCCAGTGGGTTCAACAAAAACGACAGCGTCCTTGATGAAGATTCCCATCGAGGCTCGCAAAGTCGCAGCATGCGCGGACGGTATCCGACGCTCCCGTTGTGCAGTGGTTCGTAACACACGTCAGATGTTGCTTGACTCGACCATTAAAGATTTTCTTGGCTTGTTCCCCGAAGGACAAGCTGGTATTTACCATAGGACAGAACTGCGCTTCACGCTACGCTTTGACGACGTGGAGTGTGACGTGCTATTCAGGGGTTTGGACGACGCCAACGACGTGCGTCGCCTTTTGTCATTACAGCTTTCGTTTGCCATGGTGGACGAGGTGCGTGAGATAAACTCAGACGTGTTCGACGCGTTGACAGGTCGTCTAGGTAGATACCCCAACGGCATGATGGTGCCACACCGCACACAGTGGGGAGTGGATGATAAGGGTAATCCCGTACAGGGATGCGTGGATGACTACGGTGTGCAACAGAAGAAAGTATGGGGCGCGACCAACCCGCCGGACATGGACACACACTGGGAGCAGTATCTCACCAGCGCAGACCCTGAGAAAGTTCACGTGACGATCCAACCGAGTGGTCTCAGCGAAGAGGCAGACTGGGTGCAGCACTTGCCGTCTCACTACTACGAGGACTTATGCGAGGGTAAGAGCGAGGATTGGATAGATGTGTACGTGCACGGTAAGTGGGGCAGGTCTCTGTCGGGCACACCGGTTTACCAGAGGACGTTCACACAAGACTTCCACGTGGCCAAGGAACACATCAAGCCCATACAGAACGCGGATTACCCCATCACCATAGGGATTGACTTCGGCCGCACGCCAGCGGCAGTGTTCATGCAGCGTGACCCACGCGGGCGCGTGCTGGTGCTCTCCGAGCTTACCAGTGAGAACATGGGCATCGAGACGTTTATCTCCACGCGCCTGCAGCCGCATATCTCCAACACATACCCCGGGTACCAGTTTATTGCGGCACCTGACCCCGCTGGATTTATGAAGCAGCAGCTAAACGAGATGACGCTCGTAGACGCGCTAAAGAACGCAGGGTTTAAATGCGTGAAGCCCCCGACGAATAAGCCGGAGCTACGGATTCAGGCAGTCGAGCGCCTGCTGGCTAAACAGATTGAGGGCAAAGCGATGTTTCTGATTGACCCTCAGTGCACGTCGCTCGTAACGGGTTTTCGCTCAGGCTACCGCTATAGGGTTAAGAAGAACGGGGAATTGGAAGACAGCCCTGATAAGAACGAGTCGAGCCACGTGCATGACGCACTGCAGTATGGAGCGTCTGTCATAGACATGAACATCAGAGGGTTTGGACTTGATGTGAAACGTAGAGAAATTAAAAAATCATCGTATGCATACACTTGACCACTTGACAGTGGGCGGTACAATGCGGTAACTCTTGGAGATGACTATGCCTTTCTTTTACCCGTCCACCACGTCTGAAAACACCAATGAGCCGTTTGAGCTTCAGGTAGCCCGTAATCAGATCGCTGGCCATAAAGCCTTATTTAAGTTCGGCATCAACGGTGATGTCGGCACATCCGTAGAAACAGTTTGGGCACAAGGCGGAACGTATGCATACCCCGCTTCTGCCACTGTAATGAA